ACCTGCGTAACGCATATTATCCTGGGAAGATTGCCGCTATGAGTCAAAGCGACATGGTAGAACGTGTTTTCAACACGATCAGACCTCAGACGGAGCCGGGTGGTTCCGTTGTGAGTGGATCAATTCCACCTTCACCGGCAGGTTTGCCGCGTGTGTTAGACCTCAAAGGTCGCCTACTTTTTGAGGAGTTTCGTGAGCGTGAAGCTCAGATCCTCAAGTTAGCGGGCGCCCCACCTTTGGTGGTGCGGTCTTTCAGGGACAACCTGAAGGTTCATTGTTCAGACGATGACGAAGTACGGTTCATGTCTAAAGCCAAGAAGTTTTGTGAATTCTTTATGGCAGTCGCGTGTGGCACGTCATGCGACAAGATCCGCTTGCACGGTAACTTTGCGAAGTGGATCAAACCCCGACTAGCATCTAGCCGTTGGGTTCATAAGGTCGGCCTGTTCCAGTCGATCTTTCGTTCCAAGGCGCTCCTCGGTTATGCGACGGAGCGTATGAAATACAAGAGCCAGCAGTCTCATCGGAAGAAACTTTTCGAGGCCCGAACCGACGGCACTCACGTGCTCGAGCTTGCGTCAGCGATCGCCCCGGTTCTCGCTATGATGCGTACGCTGATGTCCGAGGCGTTTGAGAATGCCTTAGTTGCTCAGGGGGCCAAGGCAACAGGTGGCTCAGACGGTTCCCGCAAGTTCCAGGGAAAGGTTGGCCGCCTGATTCGTGCTTTCCACGGAGATCGTGAGCCCGACGGGAAGAAATGGACCCCCCGGCCTCTCATGGTTCCTCTGGATCATGTACGGCCTTCAAGAATCGGTCATTCCTACACGCGTTTCGATCACCTGGGGCCGGATGACCCCGATCGTTACTGTTTGCAGGAGGAAGCCCAGGTCTCTTGGGAACCGGCGCGCGACGTTACGGGATGCCCTGTGGCGATTCCTGTTTATGATTATCCCAAGACCCGCCTTCTTTGGAATGCGTTTGTGCTCTCTGAGTCTCTGGATGATGTAAGCAGTGGACGTTCTCGTTCCGTGAAGGTCACCAACATCTGCGAGGCCGCAGGCAAGATACGCACGGTTTCTGCCGGCGTGTCGTCCTGCGCCGTGGTGGCCACGGCCTGGCAGCAGATTGCCTACGACGCCATGAGAAAGCTTCCGTGCTTCATTTCGCTCAGTCGCACCGTGTGCGCTACTGATATCGAATCGATATGGCGCGGCGGATGTCTTTTCGCCTCTTCCGACTTCACCAGTGCGACGGATTTGTTGAATCCGGATCTCACCAACCATATTCTCGATGTACTCACGGTTGGGTTTGTCGGCAGGGATATCGTATTGGACGATAATGCTGACAAGCTCCTACTGTACCCGTCGGAGCCGCTGGTCTGGGAGCCCGTTTTTGTTTCCTTCTGGGACGCCGATAATGGCGATCGTTACGTGCTGGATACCCAACGTAACCGTCGAGAGGCTAGACGTATCGTTGATAACGTCAAAGCTCGATGGATCTCTGTCGCCGGGTGTACACGGAGAGTCTTGTTTGGGTGCTATTCCGCCGTTAAGCGCTGTGGCCAGCTCATGGGACAAGCTACGTCGTTTCCGTTGCTCTGCCTCGTTAACTTGGCGTGTACGATTGCTGCCTTTCGTCGCCACGGTGTCAAACTCAGCGAGGCTCTGCACCGCGTGATCATCAACGGCGATGACCGACTTGCCTCGTCGACGACGGAAATTGAGGCTTCGTTTTGGGAACTGGCGTCCTCCGTCGGTCTCTGCAGGTCGCCCGGTAAGAGTCATGAGTCTTCTCGCTATGCTTCGATCAACTCGCAAGATTACGTTCGGATGGGTCCTCATTGGGTGCGAGCACCTGCTCTCCGCTCCGGGCTCATGTTCGGCATCAAGAAGCTTGAGACCGACGTTTTCGTACCGTCGACCGTCGTGACGGCGCTTGCAGAGTCGATTCCGAGGTGCATGATGACTCGTTGGTTCAGTTTTTTCATGGCTTTGTGGTCCGACAAGATCGCCAAAGAGTGTTCTGGGCGCAATCTCTTTTTACCGGTGGCCGTCGGCGGCATGGGTCACGTACGGCCCGTTGAAGTCGAAAACTTCATCTCGCCTTACCAGGAGTCAGTCGCTCGCCGTCTCATTGCACTCCGGCAGATGGACTCCTTTGACTACGGACCAGTCCGGTCGCCGGAGCCGTTCCCGGTACCGCCCTGTGGTTCGACGTTCCCTTGGGATCAGAGGATTGCCAATCATGATTGGGACTATGACCCCCAGCTGGAGCTCGAATACTCGTTCACAGCGCGTGTTGCGCGTTCAGTCCGCTCGTACGAGGTACCCTGGCTCGAAGTGATGGAGTTCTGTAGAGTCTGCCAGAAATCCCGGCATCGTGGCAGCTGCAAATGCGGATCGCGCCCGGCGTGTAAATGGTCCTATTGGTCGGAGGACCTGATTGCCTGCGGGTGCGCCAGCTCCCCTTGGGAATCCGAGGATTGCGGCCATCCCCCTCATCTTCGGGAAAGATTTGGTTGCGATTGCTGTTCTCCCGACCGTACGCGAAGCGTCTGGAGGGTCTATGAGCGTGAGCCCGCGATTGACTTTGATGCGATCAGTCGTCCGACCCAGTGCTCGGTCGCTCAACGCAGTTGTGTTGGTAAAATACGGGAACCGATCATCGAGACGTGGGGAAACCAGTTCCTGCGCCCCTCTGGTAAATTCGCAGCCCTTCTCTATCTCCGGAAGAAGTTGGGTGGTCATAGGTCTCAGTTCTCCCCTGTCAGCGCGGTCGTGGACTCGTGCCCTCAGGAAATCTGGGACAATTTGTGATACGGCGAAAGCCTCCATTCGGCCTCACTAGCCGACTAGCCTGCTGGTCAGGGAAGACTCCGTCTTAAACGGCGGTGACCCGTCATCACGGTGAGTTCATAACTCATCTCGCACTCGCAGATTCGAGGACAAGATTATTCGAGCACCAACTGGCCTGAAATCCAGTAAGCGGTCAACCTCAGTTTCTGCGAGCCATCGCGAATCACTCATGTGTCGAGCCTGAAAGACGTTAAACAAAGGCATGGCAGGCCCTCAGGACATCTGGGTCGAACACCTCGAGATACTACCTCACTTTCGGCCGCGCCGGCGTTACATCGGTTTCGGCCGTTTCGCCGCCCGTAACCGTTGCCTCGGTCGGTGCACCGTGTGTTGTTGGCTAGTCGGCGTATCCCTCGTCAGGGTTGTCAACGGCCAACGATTCGAGTTAGCTCACGCGGTACCGGTCTTGCCCCACGGTGTCACTCGAGAATTGATCTCGCCTTCCATCTATTAGCCCGGAATCGGGAAGTGGGTCCTTGCAATTAAAACACCCAAAACGCTTACCTTTAGGCGCTTGTCGCCGGAATTGCGTGCTAAGTCGTTTCGTCCGAGCTTTAATCCGGAACGTAAACGCCTACAGACTGCACGGGTGTGCCGCCCCGGTTTGCAAGGATGAACAGTCGCTGTGAAGACAGGTATCCACTATCACTTATCAAATGACAAGAAAACAAAGTAAGAAGCCGACTAACAAGTCGGCAAATAAGGCTGAGAAGCCCCGGCGTAGACAGCAGTCGAACGGTAAACCCGCCGCCGTCGGTGCCATGACTCGCCATCGTGAGCCTTCGACGAAGAACCCTATCGTTCGCGGAGTCTACAATCAGATCAACCGCGACGTGAAGAACTCTGTTCTTCCGAACATGAGGGGGTCCGTCGGCTCGAATATCAACCGCGGCGAGCGCCCGGGTCCGGAGATGTTCCTTCGGCCAGCGTACGCTGACTACGTCCGTAGTCTCGCGAAGCCTTTCGACACGCAAGGCATACGGGCGGTAGTCAACTACAACCCGGTTCCATCGCTTGTGACCTCCACCGCGCGTATGGTCTGCACTCAGGGCCTTGCCGTCGGTGCTGGACTGAGCGGTGGGTTCATTGTGTCTCCAGGTCACGGCGGCGTTGTCAATAACGGATCCAACACTCCTGCCATGGATGGCCCGTCGTACCACTCTCAGTGCCAAAACGTTGGCAGTATCCCTACTGTCATGACGGTCGGTCCTATGGATCTTCCTGGCAACGTGGGTATCATGGGTTTGACCTATTCGGGAACACCACTGTGGCAGCTCCCCAACGGCTCCAACAGCGCGCTCGTCTCAGGCTTGGCTCCCCAAGTCAAGTTGCCCTATATCACGCAGTTGAGTTCGGGCGCTCACTCGCGTTGGAAGCTTGTGTCGGCGGGGATCCGTATCACCTGCACGACCGTCGAGAACAGTCGGTCTTCCACCATGATCACGGTTCAGCCCAATCAGCGGGGGTTCAATCTGAACAACGTTGATGTCAGACTTCTGAGCATCAATCCCTCTTTCAGACTTTCTACCGGAGCATTCGAAGGTACCGAGGAGATCTCGTGGTTGCCGCGGCTTGAGGACTGCGCCTTCTGGCACACCGCCTCCATCACGGCGCAGAACTCCTTCGAGTGGGCTGGTCTCATTGTCCACATCCCGAACGATACTGCTTCCACCCAGACCTACGTGGCGGAGATAGTCCAGAACTATGAGCTTGCGGGGGAGTATTTGCTCGCGGTGGGTGACGAGTCCATCCATCTGCCTGCTGAGAAGAGCAACTTTGAGCCCGCTCTCAATGTTCTCCGATTGGGGTCGTCCTCCGCAAAGGGTTTGCCGGAGGTCGCAGCCTCTGTCGCGGCTTCCGCGATCGGCCATCCGCGGATGAGGGAGCTCGCTTCGGCTGCGGCCGGCCATCTGGGTGCCGCCGCGGTCAAAGGACTCATTGGTCTGATGGGCTGATCAGCCTCGTCGCTCCGAGACGTTAAACTTCGGAAGATGCCACTCGGGCCAGTCTGGTGTCGACTGTGAAGGCACTGGGTCTCAGAGTGAGTTGCCAACTCCACCCTGTCGAGTGAGAATAGTTCCCGACTATTCGACAATGTGCACGATACCATAGGTATAGGGAAGGCTCAGGAACCTGAATCAGAGATTCGAAGTAACCATTGTAAACGGCTACGTCCCGTGTCCCAGGTGTGGATGAACCAGGTATAAGTACCTCCTTGGTCGGAGGCTGCCTGCTATTCTGCACTATGGCTTAGGGTTGACTTTGGGAGTCAACACGGGACTATCGATCAGACAAATCGACGTGTGGTAGCTGTACCCACGACAAAAATAAATCAGCGCTTGCGTGTGATGCTAAACACCCTTTCACGCGTTTCAGGAAAACGTCAGCGATCTCTTTTGGGAGATTTCGGCTACGAAGTCTGACACGACCGTCGGATGGAGCTCTTTGTCGGTCCGGTACACCCACGTACTAAGTTTCGTCGTTAGATTCAACGACGTCCCCTCCGTGTACGGGGGCAGCTCGTCGAAAGCTGTCTCTGTGGCACTTGGCTCAACCCCGGGGGGGGAA